ACTAGTACCCCTATCAGTTTTTCGTAAAATTCGCATTCCACCTCTACCATCAAATCCACCATTTGGAATTACATAATTTTCTAAACCACCATAACTCCAATTTTCTAAAAATTTAATTTCTTCTTTCCAATTTCCTTCAAATTCTGGTAACGCTGGGAATGGAAATTTCTCCTCCCATATGACATCAGCCTTTCCAGGGTCATCTAGTAGGTCTGCTAATGTTTCCTCTTCATCCTCATTCAGTATTGATAAAGTACCATCTAATTGTTGTTGTAGAGATGCATTACTTGCACTCTGAGCTGATAACTGACCCGTAAGACCTGTTATATCACCTTCTAATCGCGATACTATTCCGGTTAAATAATCTATTTCAGCTACATCGGCATCATCACCTCGCTCGTGAAGAAGTTGCTCTATTTCTAAATTTCTTTTTGTAGTTCTAACAACACCAGGTTGAAAGGATGATGAATCAAAAGTAGTTGGTAAAAATTCTACATTTTTAAATCTAGAAAAAGATACCTCATCATCAGTAATTGTCCAAGTAAATGTAGTTAAATCACCTATTCCAAAGACATAAGTCTGACCCAACATTAATGTTTGAAGACTTCCTACCCAGTTACCATTATTAACTCTCATTGCAGAGTTATTAGAATCACCACCAATAATTTTAACTATTTGTACTGGTATCATATCTTCGCCAGTTTCACTATTTAATAACATCTCAGGTAATCCCCAAGTGTAAGTATTAGGGCCTTCTTCTAAAGTACCAGGAGTTGTACCATCGACATCACCCATTAAATTTAATATTCCAGCATCTGGGTCGAATTGAAATCCAGGAACATCTAAAATAGGCTCATTCATAGTATCAAAATTACCAGTATAAGGTAAACTGGAATTAACTAAAAAGTTATGTGACTTGTCTTGGCCTAAACCAGATATATTATCTTTTAGTTCAGAGTACTCTTTAAATAATTCTGTAATTCTATTTTGTAGTATTTGTTCTGGAGTTAACTTAGATACAATAGTAGGTTTAAGTTCTGATATGTCGGTATCTATTACCTCATCTACTGTTTCAAAAACATCTTGTCGAAGCGGAAATGGAAAATTTTGCTCTTCACCAAATGGAGCTTTTATATATCCATCAGTACTTCGCTGTTTATCAGTTACTCGTATGAGTTCAGTTTGTTGGTTTGGATTATTACCATTATTAGCACCAGTAACTCCACTATTGGGATTACCTGCATAAAGTACACCATCCACAGTATAATATTGCCCTACATAAGGAGAATTACTTTGCTTATATATCAGTTCACCACCAAGAGTATTTTTTGTTTCTATTGCCATTTTATTTAACTACCTTAAATGAAAATTTATTGTCATCGAAAATATAAACATTACTACCACTAACTACTTTGTATAAAATTTTATACATACGCTCTAATTGTAAAGTACTCATTCTAAAATTGAAGTAGTTACCACTCGACCCACAACTAACTTTTGTATTAGAACTAAATGGAATTATATCCTCATTAGTCTTATAATCTTTTATAGAATAGTAAGTTGTCTCTGGTAAATATTTAACATCTAAATAGTTTGATGTTGTTGAAAATGACGAACTAACAATTCGTCTTCTACCATAGACATTAAATCTTTCTATTGAATCTTGTTTATATGCCTCATTAACACCTCTCATATACATATTAAAATCGCCATCAATGACACTTAATCCAGTCAAACTACCAGTACTGAATGTAGAATCATCCCACGATACATCTAACTTAGGAACATATATTGTATGTGTGTCTCTTGAAAAGAATTTCGAACTACCATAACTAGTATTTGATTGTTCTTGTGAATCACTATGTTTAACTATAAAACCATGATTATCAATATTACCTAATATCTGATGTTTTACTGCCTGAGTAACATCTACATTAATATCATTTTTTTCATATTCAAATGTTTGACTAGCCGTAAAATTTACAGTTCCAAATGCACTGAGATACTTAGATGTAAAAGTATCTCCACCTGAAGATGTCCATGCATTACTACCACTAACATCTCTCCATAACCATGTAACACCATCTTTCTGCACTGGATTATTATCCTTTTTACCTATACCCATCTCCCACGAAGATGATAATGGAAAAACTTTCATAGTATAGGATAGAGGTATTTCAGTTGCCGTATCAGTACTGAATAATTTTAGAGAGTATGTAGGATTAGTTATTGTACCATCCATTATAGATGATGATAGTGAGGTGTTATCAAAATATAAAAGAGCTCTTGAAACTGAGTTAGTATCAACTAATGGAAATGTTCCTGTATCAGGTATCCATTTATCAACTTCTAATATCTCATCTAGTCCTGTATTAATAGTAGTAACATCGGTTGATTCTATTTTACCAGGAGTACTTCCACTATATATTGTAGCGTCTTTTGTTGGGTAATAAAATATATGCATTATCTAGACCTCCCTATAATATCCGTGTTGGGATATTTAACTTCAAATATCATGGGGTCGACTGATGGGTAAATCATACCACCCTTTTCTCCATCGTCATTCAAAGGTTCTGCTGTGATTAAATCATATTTATATTTAGAATAGTTTCCACCAGCCTTATTATAAATTCGTAACATAGTTACATTCTGAACACCTTCAATTAAAGACAACTGATAGTTAATATCAGTTCTAATTAATGGTTGATTTATTTGCCATCTTGTTATACTAAAATATTGTTTTAACATATCTATACATCGTAGAACTACTTCACGCTTATTAGAATTATTAATAGTAATTACTTCAAACTCTACTGCAATATTCACAATATATGCATCCAATATGTTTATAGAGTCAGTAAGCATTCTATATTGAGCTAAATAAGTTCTTAAATTATGTTTTACAGCTGTATCAAGATTAACTAATATACCTGATGCATCATATCCAAGTGTATAGAGATTTAGTGCTAATGGATTCTCTGTTCTAGAAATTTTACCACCCTCTTGCCCATCAACTTTATCATTTATATTTAATTGTTCGTCTTGTGTTATATATGCTTTTGCAACATTACCATACTTAGCAGGAAGAGCATAAGTCCTAACAATAAAATCTTCTTTAGTTACTGCACGATTCTGTGTAGGGAAGTGAGCTATAGCATTCTGTCTAATTTCTTCAACGGTATCTCCAGACTTACCACCAATGGCTGGACTTGGGTTTATACAAGCTACAGAAGCTTTTACAGTTCTCAATTGATTCTGATTGGCTATCTGAGTCTCATCAATACTTAATGTAGAACCGACTATCGAGTTAAGACTATCCGAAGTTACATTAGTCTCCATACCACCACCATATGCATAAGTAAATGTCAATGTAGTATTAGATGGAGCTTGTCCATAGGACTTAGTGAATAAAAAATTAACTGGGTCAAAATCACTTGTCAAATAGTTTGGCGTATTACCAACAGCTCCACCAACATTAGATGGATTAGGAACAATCTCCTCATCTGGTGCATCAGAAACTCCAGCACCAAAAACTATTTTAGTTCTATTATCCGAAAGTACTCGTGTTACGAATCTTCTCGGTACTTTTTTTAATTTCAATAAATATGGAGTGTCACCTGCATATTGAGATAGTGTAGCATCTTGTGAAGAATTATTTTCAACATCAGTAAATATTGTACTTTGTGCTAAATACGGAGTCTCATACCAAGAATTACCATCACTATCTACACAACTTAGTATCTCAGTAATATCATCTCTTGATAAAATTAATTCTTTGAATTTTTCAGGAGAACCTACTGTAAATATCTCAGTAGTAACCGTACCAGCAACAGCTTTAGCTTTTTTCTTTAATAGAAAATATGTTGGATTAGTACCATCATGCTCATAAATTGTTTTTTCCATCGGGTCTAATGAACTCGAATGTTTAAAGTTTACATCTTCGATAGTTCTAAATGAAATACTAGGGTCTTCCTCAGAAGATACCGTCATTCCATCTTTAACTAATAACGCATAATTCATATCGGGAACATAGTCACTCCCAATTAGTTTTGATGGGACAATATGATAGACATCCAATATAGTAGTAGCTGGGACAGTAATTGTTGGTTTATATCCCATAGTTTGTGCTAAAGAAACAACATTCTTTTTTTCTTCTGCATAAGCTAATAAATTTTCTTTAAATTGTTTATCGACATAAAAAGAAAGTACATCTCCAACATATGATGCCATTTCTATAAACATCATGCCGGGTGATGACTCATTAAAATCATTATACTCATTTGGAAAATATATTTTCGCAAAATCAATCAGATTCGACCTAAAATCTCCAAATTCTTTATTGAAGTATCTGACTTCTTTTTTTACATTTTCTTTCTTAGTTGAAAAATTATAATTAGGCACTTATCATCTCCTACAAGTTAGTAGCATTTAAACTAAAGCTTATTGTTTCAAATTTATCTGGAACATTTTTTATACTGAATATTAATTTTATATTATATCTATTGTTATTCATATCGTCATTTTCAATATCATTATTTACTTCAATGGTATTTAATTTTAGATATGGTAACCAATATTCTGTGGCATCTATTATGGTTTCTCGTATTCTATCCACAAGAGTACCATCGTCTTGTTCGAAAACTAACTTCATCAAATCCGTTCCGAAATTTGGTTGCATCAATCTCTCACCCTTCATGGTTAGAAGTAGATTTCTCAAATTAGATTTAGCAGCATCCAATGTAGTAAATGACTGGTCAAACCAACCAGTTTTATTATCTCGTACAAATGGTAGTGCTACTCCTATTGCAACATTTGGGTCGTCATCAAATTTAATAGACATTCATTACTCCTAATATATCTTTCCACATTGAATCCCTGTCACAGGATTTAATGTACCGGGTGCATTTGTTTGAGCTGTTCCTGGCCCTACAGTAGCACCACCTCCCATAGCAACAACTGGTTGACCTGGATTAACCATAATCATTGTACCAGGTAACATCTGAATATTTTTTACATCTATAGAAGCTGCTTTGATATATTTATCAATAGCATTTGATATACCTTTAGCTATTTCTTTATTCCGTTTTTCAATTGCTTCTAATGCTACAATATCCCTATCAGGGACTTGGTCATTAAGAACTTTCTCTATATCAGTTTGTAAACTACTTTTATTTAACATATCACCTCCTACGGTTTTAAAGGACTTCCACCTTTTTTCTTATCTATAGCTTTCATTAAATCTCCATAATCACGCGTCATAGCATTCGCAACATCTACAGGAATCTCAGAAACTGGTCTACCATCAGGTGTTGTCATTGTTGCTTGTTGTCCTGGCCCACTACCATATCCCATCATCTCTGCCATTTTAGACTTATCCATCGTTCCACCACCCATTGTTGGATATTCTTCATGTCCAGGTTTAGTTCCAACTTCATTTGCCGTTTCATTTAAAATATTATTTAAAACGGGATTTCTTGTAAAGTTCTGAGGTGGTTGTTCTTTTTCTACTTCAAAATTTTCAGTTCGAAATTCTCCCAACATATCCTTTAAGGATTGCTCAGAAACAACTGGTTTCTTTTTCTTAACCACCTTCTTAACCACCTTAGTTTTTTTAGGTTTTGGTGTATTTGATTCGCCTAGTAAATGTACAAATCCAACTAATTCTTTGCGAACTACCTTCGTCACCTCTTCCCTAATAACTTTTCTTAAATCATCCAACTTCATAATAACCTCCGTTTTTATATTGTATAATTCTGTCCACTTAATATTGTCATAAGTTTACTTTTAATTGCAGTATATTGTGCTATATTACCAGGATTCATACTCGCTGGCCCGGCACCATTTATAAATTGTGTCTTTAGCATTAAATCGATAAGTTCTTCCAATAGACCCTTTAATGTTTCACCCAATACTAATGGTTCATCTTGACTAGGAGATTCCTCATCTTTAACACCCAAGTAGATTTCTGGACTATTAATTATAGTTTTATCCTCAGTCGATATAACGATTGAAGCTGGTGAATTAAGATTTACTCCTAATGTCGAATCAACTATGAATTTTTCTTCAGTACAAAAGTACTGACTTAGTTTCGAGAAACACATAAATTGACTCTTCTTAGTATTAAATATAATCCTATCTGAGTTTAAGATGATTTGTTTTCCATCAAACTTCTCTGGTACATTATCCGTTAAACGCTTGTAGTGTACTTCGGAGTCAATCGTGGCCGGTTTTAATGTCACCTCTTCAAGTGTAGTCAATGATATTGAAGTACCATCTAAATTGATATCCTCTTTAATGGGTTTTAACATATTTTTATTTGAATCGAACTCTTCTTCAGTAGCGTCTAATCGTTGACCAACTTTAAATATCATATTAGGTGAGAGGTAAGATTCCTCTCTAACACCATCAGTTCCAAACTTTATTGACTGACCAAATCTACCATTAAAAACAATCTCACCAAGTTTCTGTTCTACTGGTGCTAAATCTAATCTGGGTAAGAAGTCATAATCATTAAATAATTTTTTGTAGAAATCCTCATCACCTTTAGCTATCCCAGTAGAGTTATTTTTTTGATAATTTGATGCATTACCAGTATTCTTTTTACTCGGATTCATATTAAAAGATTTACCAGGTATCATTCCATTATTTATAGTAGATGATACATTCAATTTTTGCATATAATATTTCTGAGTAAAGTATTCAGCTACTATAACATACTCACCAACTACAGGATATTCTTTTATTTGCATATCCAATGGTTTGTATTTTTTTAATATAGCTCTATCGACATCATATTCACTAAAACATGGTCTAGCTATAACAGTACCAATATCAGTATAATTATCAAATGCAGGGTGTTCTTCATTTAAAATAACATCCACTACTTCCGCAGGTTCTAATTCATAAAACTCACTCTTACTCGCACCACTACCTTTGTCAGGTTGAATACTTTTCTGCATTCCAGTTAACGATTTTAGAAATGAACCCTTTGATTTATTCTTTGTATATGCCATAATTAATTCTTAAATTTCTTATTATCGATAATTTCTTTCTCTTCAGTAATACTATCATTACTAACTTGTAAATCTTTTACTGTATCATTTATAGTTGCTAATAAATCTTGTTTCTCTTTATCAGATAATATCTCATCACCCTCTTTAGTTGTAGCACCAACTAACTTAGCAGCTACTTGAGCTATCTTAATGAGTTGTTCGTCATTCTTAACACCAACATCAAGGTATTCTTTTATAATAGGTGATATCACAGCTACATCAGAAATCCTATTAACAAACTTAGACAACTCCTCAGTAAGTTTATTTATTTGAGTTTTCTTCTCTACTGAATTATCATATATATTCTTCAGTAAATCAGACAATGACTTACCATCAAATATTTCTACATCTTTATTATCCATATCGTCTCCTATAGTTCTGTCCATATATAAATATCAGAAAACGAAAAAAGGGGAATCTTTTACAATTCCCCTTTGATAATAATTACTATTTATGTCACATTTAATACATTTATTGTATAAATTTTTTACTTTCTATTACTAATGTACCATGCTTATTATAATTTCGTGCTAATTGTAAGTATTTTTTCTTTAAATGATTAACAACTCTTGTTATATGTTGTGTATTAGAACCTGTCATTTCTCGTATTAAGATGTATAATGCCTTCTTATTAAAGTTTTCAATGTTATGATTATTCTTCATTAGATACAGAACTGCATCAGCTACTTTAATATCTTTATTCCGTCTAAATATTGTAGTCAAATTATCATCTAACCACTCCGTCATCTCCCTAAAGAATAATACCACCGAATCTGAATTATCGGAATCTATACTATTACTATTCATCTTATCGGAGTATTTTACACTATCGGTAGTAGTATGCAACTTATACATCTTATAGTTTCTATTATTATTTAATATCAACCAATTTTTAGCTACAACAGAAAAATATGAAAATGCTTTACCTTTATCTGGGTCATATTTATGCATATTCATAACCATAAACCCAACAACATCGTGTTTAACTGAATCCGAATCCACATCAAAATAATAAAATTTAAATGTATGAATTATATTTTCAGCTAACTTTTCAAACGCATACATAATACGCTCTCTATATATTCTATTCCTAGCGGAATGAGAATCAGTAGCTAAATACTCTACTACGGCATCTTGAGTAGGTTGTCCAAAATATATTTTACTTTTCTTTTTTCTCTTCTTGACTTCCATCAGTAGTCTCTCCTATAAATGTTTGTATTCTCTCTTGTAAAGCTTTTAGTGATTCAAAGAATGTACCAACCTCATCATCAGCCTCAAATGTTCCTCTTGAATCTATCTCGTTTAATGTCTTACTCATAACATCAATTCTACCAATAAACTCTTCTATCCAAACTCGTTGTCCTTCTAATAAGTCTTCATATGACTCAACCTTACTCATCTGTGTCCAAGATGTGTAACCAAGTGTTATAACTAATATTGATAATATTATTTCTAATAACATTACTTAAGTCTCGTTAAGTCTTTTTTAGCACCACACTTGAGACAAAAATAAAATGGAACTGGCACAACACCCATTTTACCATTTGGTGATACTAATGCAGATACTTTTCTTAATTCTGTAGCTTCATCATATGCAGTTCCATCACAAACTACTTCTACACCATTTTCTAAATCAACTCTTTTAGCTTCACAAACAATAATCTTAGTATCTTTCATAATATCTAAACTTGGTTGTTGTCCTTCTAACTTCATATTATTCTCCTCCAAATAAATCTTTAAATACATCTTTCTGTTTAGTACTCAATTCTACGGCGTCACCTTTAGTTATTTTCTCATCAACACTACCAACATAATTATGCTTCCATTGTTCGTATTCCAATTTAGATGCCATCATATCACCTTGATGTAGAATGTGTGGTAGATTCGTCTTCAATTGAAAGTCATCCATATAAGACATTAGATAACCTTTATTAGCTTCTTCATACAAACCATCAGTAAGTTTAATTGCTAAAAATTCAATCTCTGTCATTGGAACTTGGAAATGATTTAGAAGAAAGAATGACCTATCTGTAACATTCATGTAATGAATAGCTCCGTTGTGATTATAAATCTTTCCTTGATTTTTTCTATGCCACTCAGAACTATTAGGTACATAGTAGTCACCTTCAAGTGAACCAACTTTACCCAAGTCGTGATGCATTGCACTAAAGATTAATTCTTCATCTGTCCAATCAATATGAGCTCCCATATCTTTCCATACTTGTCCAATCTTTTGCGAACACTCTATGACATGCAGAATATGTTCTAAATAACCACCAGGAAAAGCATTATGATATTGCTCCTTACCACTTGCAGGTGCAGACATAATTCTCACTTTAAAGTGTTCATTCATCTTCAGAAGATTATCTCTCTTATCTCCATCGAATGTATCATTGATAATTTGTATTAACTTATCATAATTTTCTTGTAATTGTTCTGCCGTTAAATCTTTCATAATTCAAT